CCATGCCTCGCAAACATGCATAAATACTGAGTATGTGGAGTTTTGCTCATGGCTACTTTTATATTTAATGGAGGTGACTAAAAATGGAGTACGAATACAAAGAAGTAGATTTTCATACATATTGCAAAACTTGTGAATACAAGGATATAGACGACGTCAAAGACCCGTGTAATGACTGTTTGAGTGAGCCGATGAATTTACATTCACGAAAACCGGTTTGCTATAAAGAATCGCGGAACGCAACAAAGAAAGGAGAAGACGACAATGATACAAAAACGGAAAACAAAGAAAAATTGTGATTCTTGTAGATTTCTGGATTTTAGCTGTAAAGAACAAAAATGTTGGCATCGAAAGGGCAAGGCATTACCAAAGGAACGGTACTGTGATAATTGGGAAAGCCGAACAATCGCATTGTCCAGGGACACTTTTGAAAAATGTGAGAAAAATAGAGGAGCGATTTAATGAATAATACAACGAGAATAAAAATCTTATCATACGCATCCCAGCCAGAAATGGATACAGACTATGATAGTGATGTCGTTGAGTATGAAGGAAAACGATATTTTGTTAGTTTAGCTGACGAACGAGTCGAATTCTTAGGATTAGCAAAGGAGAATAAAGATGGACGAGAGAAAGTTTGATGCTTATATTATAGGACCATTATCGAGACCTGATGATATGAAAAAAGCTGCGTTATATTATCTTAGTCACGATTATTCTGTAAAAATGCTGACAGTTAATACCACTATTGGCGAATGCTTTGAAGATATCGATAGATGTAGCATTGTGGTAGTTGCTACTGAATCAGGAATTTATGGCTTAATAGAATACTGTGTCGAATACGCAAAAAGGATGGAAAAAGGAATCGTGATATGGAAAGGAGAATCAGAAAATGAGTAAACGGAAGAAAGTAAAAGTTTATCGTGTTCCGCAGTATCTGAGTAAGAGAGTTAATGTTATATGCGTCGACGGTGTTCCTGTGTGTACCGCAAGAGGTAAGAAAATCACAGATAGAATTGTTGCGTCATTAAGCGGTTATGACGTAGATGACATAAACGATGGCCGAATCAGCAAACTCGCTGAACTTGGATACATAACTGTTGATGAGAAGAAGCCATGCTATGTTTGTGGTAAGCTGACAAACAGGATTGAATATAACTATGAGGCTTATATTTGTAGTAAAAAATGTGAAGACAAGTTTAATGAGAAGTTAATAGCAGCTGAAAAGAGGTGAGATATGAATGATTATGTTAAACATCGACAACTATTGTAATGACTGTAATGAATTTGATGCTGATGTGGAAAAAGATATTGTGGTATTACATAATGACGATAAAAACTTAAATCAGGTATGTAAGTGTAATACTACTATAACTTGTAAGCACAGATTCAGATGTCAGAGCATAAGCGGGTATTTGGATAGTCAGAAAAATGATAAAAGTAGAAATAAGAAAATTGGTTATTTGATTAAAAAGTGTAGTGAGGACAATGGTTCGTCAGTCATAGTATGTCCAAATAAAATATTCTGTGATTCAATAATGAATATAGCTAAACGACAAAAGTATAATATTCCAACGCCAATCACATTTCGCGAATTTATAGGCGGCGAATATAATCCAGATATCACAAAATTTTATTTTGATGAAATACAAATCAGTGTTCAAAACTTAGCATGTGGAAGAGAGATAAATACTGTTGTTATTGGCGGAATTGATGATGGTTCGGATGATACAATATTATTGAAAGGAGATAATTCATATGGCACATCTAACAATTGAAGGCAGTATATATGATGGTTTTGCAGTACATGGATATTGCGAATGTCATGCTGGTATAAAATTTAATCAAAATTATTGCAGTGTCTGTGGACGGAAAATTGATAACGATTCTCTTGTCGAAGAATTCAACGTCGGTATTAAGGCGTTTAATAAAGCAACGAATGATTGGAGAGAAATGCAAAGTCCAATAAAAGCGTACTCGGATTCAAAACTTTAATGGAGGTGAAAAGATGAGCAATGATATTTCAACCATGTTTACAAAAGACCAGAATAAGAAGACCGGACGTAAAGGATTTTTTGATTGGAAAGGTACAAAAATAACTGCAATTGGTCCTGCTGCATATGGAGATTATATTCTGCAAAACAAAAGGAGAGGTAAGAAAGGAGCAAATTATGACAGAAATTGAAAAGCAAATAGAATCTATGGGATTTACGGTTCGTGTGGATGATTATATTAATAACTACGTTGTTTATGAAAATAAAAAAGAGGATCAAGAAGTAATTCTTGAATGGGATGATGAAGACAAACATTGCCTAGTATTTTCGCAAACGATATCGAGAGAGAAGACTTGGCTCGGTCACACAAGTCAGATGCCAGCAGCATTAAACCTGTGTGAAATGGAGACATTTACTGCTAGACTCAAAGAGTTACGAGAGTAGTAATTGGGACTCTTTCTTTTTCGCAAGGTTTACATCTGCTATTATGAGAAAGGGGGAATTCATACGAACATTACACAACAAGAATTATTCATTTTTGACGGTTCATTGGAATGCTTTAACGAAGGTAAAACTTTGGTTTGTTATGACAAAGAACTAATGGATAAAATTACATCTGAAGTAAATGACAATATGAATCATAAATTTGTCAGTATTGCAGACGTATATGTCGCTTTAGGATGTGACAGACCGACAGATTATTATCGTAATCATTTTGGATGGTTTAACGGTCAATTTGGATACTTGTATGAAATTACAAATGTTGGTACTGAAATCAACAAAATTGAATTAAAAGTTGTATGTTAAAACTTAAAAGTGAGATTAAGGACTCGGAGTAAAAAATCTGGGTCTTTTTCTTTTATATTTTTGAAAGGAGATTTGAATGATTAAAGAGTTTTTGAAAGAACACCCATTTTTAAGATTAGAGATAGTATACATTGATGGTTTCTGGGAAAATGGCTGGCAGATAAGATTATATGATGACCGGACACGCATTATGCTGTTTAGCCATAAAATATTAGATACTGCAATTGAAAATCTCAATGTTGATTTTGAAACGGCAATTATGACACCAATCATAAGTTGGTATGAACAACAGACGGAGGAAAAGAAATGATTAAAGCAACCGGTTATTTACTTAAATGGGACAGACCGACTGTATGCGGTGTTAAATTTGACAGTAAAATCAAAGTTAGAATACCAAATTTTGTTCCGGTTATTGATTTTGCAAAACCCAAGCCAGTTGGAAATTTTTATTATACTGAACCACCAGAGCATTCTGAACCAATTGGTATGGTGATTTCTCACGATAGAGATGAACACGGAATCAAAGTAGTCATGGATATTGTTTGCGGTAACAAAGAGGAAACTTTGATAGAACTTATGGCGAACAAAGAAGTGTTATGTTCCGGACGTTATACGATTAATAAACTTTCTGAGAAAAATGGTATTACAGTCGCAGACGACATTACGTTAAAATCTGTAGACTTGTATCATGCTCATGATATATTTTGTCCGGTCGATAAAGATTTAATATTGGAGGTAAAAAGAAATGATTAAATTGATAGTCGTTTTAGTGTTAATTATGTTAGTAATACCTATACTAAAAAGTTTCATTTCGGATTATGATAAATGCTATTCTGAAAAGGAGTACGACGGAATTGCGGTTTTCGGATGTTGTCGTGGGATGGTCGGCGGAACACGAAACACCGGATATTTATCTGAAATGTGTATCAATTGTCCTTATTACACAAAAGAAATCGCGGAGGAGGTCGAGAAATGAGTATTAAATTAGAAAATGTAGTTCTGGCGAGTCCAGAGCAGATGGAGTTTATTATTGAGGGTATGCGAAATCCAAGGAATAGCTGGGATAAGAGTGATAGTGAAACTTGGGTTGATGCTTTTATTAACGGCGGATATTCTATGTCAACAGCAACCTCAGCAAATGGAGACATTCCAATGTTTGCATTAGGTCCAAATGACCACGATTTAATGCAGCGCTTAGCCAATGCTGGTACAGACCATAGAAAATTTATGCGGATGATGCCAGTGTATATAAGAATTACAGCACCTTTATATTGGTGGAAGGAGTTTGATACATATAAAGTTGGAACCGTTGCGAACTCTTGCAGTACGATGCACAAGATTCAGGAGCACATTCTTACTACTGAAGACTTTAGTTGCGAACATTTATCTCCACACTCAATACGGTTATTGGAAGAGTATATTATGGAAATAAATAAAGCAATTTTATATTTTAAGCAAGAGAAAGATAAGAGCGACTGGTGGCAGATAATTCAGCTTCTTCCAAGCAGCTATAACCAGACTCGAAATATTATGTTGAATTATGAGACGTTGGCAAACATTTATAAATCTCGTAAAGACCACAAGCTGGATGAGTGGAGAGATTTTTGTAAGTGGATTAAAGAGCTTCCATACAGTGAGCTGATTATTGGAGATAAAGAGATAAGAGAATTAAATGATAAGGAGGAATAAATTATGAGTAAGAAACTTGTTGTAAAAATAGAAGACCCAAACGTAAATAAGATAAAGTATACGGATACGGATTTATTTGACCCAGAACCACAAATACCTAATTTATACCTATATGATTGTCCAAATGTGGTCGGACATGTTACACAAAAATTGGGACACAGTGCAACCATGGATGATGTAATAGACGCTTTAGACGTACTGGCTGCATATATCAGTGAAAATGACATTTACTCTTTCGAAGTTGATATTTCCAAAAGAAACAACAGTTTAGGACCGGCAAAAGAAATGTCTATCAAAGATATTGAAAAAGAGCTTGGTTACAAAATCAAAATTGTTTCAGATAAGGGGTGATTACTGTGAGTGATTTGATTATATCAATAGCAGCCATGTTTTTTTCTTTAATTGGTATTGTGGCTTGTATAATTTATCATAACGTTCCGAGTCTGGTTATACTTTTATGTTTCAGTATCTATTGCATCGTTGAACGTATTCGCAAAAAACGTAAACAAAAACAGATTCATAAATGGAATAAAGAGAGTCCGTACAGTGATCTGATATCAGTAGAATGTTGTTGTGAAGATTGTATATATTTTACAAACGTTATACATCATGCTGATGGCAGAAAAGTTGGTTTGTGTGAATTGCACAACAGACATATGTATACTTACAGTTTCTGCTTCAGTGCAAAAAAAAAGAGAGGTGATGTCAAATGAAACATAAATTAGTACCCGGAAAGGATAAATTGGTTTATAAAGCACCTCAGTAACCAGGCCCTCAAATGAGGGTCTTTATATTTTTAATAAATAAAAAGGAGAGATTAATATGCAACAAATATATGAATTCAAATCTTTAGAAGGAGTTAGCGTTTCTTTTGTAACTCATACCATACTAAAGTTGATAGGTCGAGAGGCGAGTATGGGGATTTCACCATTTAACAAAGATTCTTATGAATTACTAATCGGTGAAAATGTGTTTAACATATTACCAGATGTATTTAAAAATGTCAGAAAATTCTATGGTATTGACATTGTGCGTTTGTCGTATGGTTGTAAAACAAACTGCATAATTTTGAATAAGAAAGACGACGGTAAGTTCAAGGATTTATCACCGAGGATTTTTGATACTATTTATGATGATATTATAAAAGCCGTATCCGTAGTGGAAGCCAAGCTTAATGTAGACGCTAAAACCGCGGATATTTGCAAAACATTGTTGTCGATATATTATGAAAATCTTGGATATTCTGGTGTACTCTTAAATTTCAAAGACAACGAGGCAATTTTGATTTCAACAGTAGCTGATATCCATGCCGCAACTGATGCGTTGATGCAGTGATACCTGTACTAAAAATTTTGTAAGTGAGGATTATGATGCGTTTACTTTTTAAAAAACTTTTTAATAAAAATCAAACAAGATGCGATATGTGTACTAGCCCATACATGTCAGAAGGAATTGCTTGTAATAGTTGTGTTAATGAAAGTAACTATTATAAAGCTTCGGAGAAAGAATTAGATGAGTATGATGAGAGTATGCGTCAATGGAAGAAAGCGTTAAGCGCTGATTGCAGATAACTATATTTTGAAAGAAGGTGATGAATGTTGTTTTGGCTTATTATGATGATAGTGTGTGGATATTTACTTATCGGCGTTGTATATGTTGGAAAATGTTCAACTACAAAAAATTATGAAGACGTAAGCGAGTGGGATATTATTTTATGGCCTATAGATATTATTGTTACTATTGCGTGTCTTATCATATTTAGTTTGGTTGAAATTTGTAGCTATATTAAAAAAACGCATTATAATAAGGAAGAAAAGGAGATAAAAAATGAATCTTAGTGTTAGTGAATTTATTACGAACATATGGAAATGTTTAATTGTTTACCTAATTATTCGTATTATATATTTCATAATATGCTCATCCATGTACATACACGACGATGAAAATAAGTGGAATATAGTCTTATTCTTATCACCGATAAGTATTATTGATTTCATTGGCTTTGTCATATTTGTTTTAGTGGAATTCTGTAAGTTATTAAAAACACATTATAATAAGGAAGAAAAGGAGATAAAAAATGAATCTTAGTGTTAGTGAATTTATTACAATCGTAGCTTTTATATTACTCGGATACATCTGTATCTATTCTATTGTTGAACGCATTTGTAAATGTATTGAGCATAAAGCTATTGCAGAATCATATGCTAAATTCAACGAAGGGATGGTTAAGTATGAGCAGAGCGGAAATGCGAAGAGCAGCAAAACAGAAAAATAAAACTGCTACATACAATCTGACAGAAGAGCAGATTAATATTTTGGTAAAAGAAAAGTTGGCAGCACACACCAAGGAAATTAAAAAAGAAGCTGCTGAAGAGGCTATAAATACTGCAATGATATTATTACTCACTTTACCGTTAGAAGTTTTGATGGACTTCTACTGGAAGAAATCCTACGCTAAAAAGATACCAGAATTTACGGAACATGTACTGGATTATTATAGCAGGTGGGAAAATGGCGAGCTTGATATGGAAAAATTGCAGGAGGATTTGTGGACTTATGGTGGTGTTAAATTAGAGAAAACCACATAAAGTCATTGATATTTTAAGAGGATTGGCACACGCTAGTCCTCTTATTTTTGACCATTTTGCTCTTGAAAAAGTGGGCTTTGGTCATTTTTATTTTGGATTTTGGAGGTGAAGTCGCTGTGAAAAATTGATTTTGGTCAAAAAAAGTGGGTTTTTGCCCACTTTTAAAAAACAAAATTGACCACGAAAAAACCCAGTATTTATGCGGGTTTGCGGGTTTTCTGCCCACTTTCCCACTTTTTTCTTTAATTTAATTGTGATAAAAAATTTAAAAATATATATAGCTGAGAAGAAAAAGTGGGTTTTTGGACAAATAGTCATTAAGGAGGGTTTATAAAAGTGAGTGAATACGATACAAAACGAAGCGGCGTTCCGGTGCAAATAATTGAGACTGGAGAAATCTTCAATTCGATTCAGGCATGTGCAGACAAACTTGGAGTCGGTGCGTCGTGGATTAATGCAGTAACCAACGGTCAGACAAATGTTTGTACATGTCATGGCTATCACATTATTCGATTAGATGGTAACAGTTATATTTCAAAAAAGAAACATGTTGGACGTCCAAGCATACCGGTTCGTGTGCAAGAGACAGGAAAACAATATTCTTCAATAACCGAGTGTGCAAAAGCAGTTAATGGCAGCACCGGAGCGATAAGTGAAATTTTATGTAAGAAGGGAGTGAGAAAAACACACAAAGGTTTTCATTATGAATACGCAGCATCAGTTAATGGTGTGTGAGAAAAAGATTAGATGCGGAAATAACATGGACTTTTATAGGAGAGAGATGGTGATTTGCCTTTTTATGACATATCATTGTCTTTTTTGTTTTGTTCTTAGTGAAGTAGAAAGGAGTTACATCATGAGAGAAAGCAAATTCCAGGCTGATTTAAAAAAGAAACTGAAGTCCATGTTTCCAGGTTGCATCGTAACAAAGATGGACCCCACTGATATTCAGGGGATGCCAGACCTTCTTATTCTTTATAAGAACAAGTGGGCAACATTGGAACTCAAACGTAGCAGAAATGCTAGTCATCAACCCAATCAGGATTATTACGTTGATAAGATGAATACTATGTCATTTTCACGATTTATATTTCCTGAGAACGAAGAGGAGGTACTACATGAACTTCAACAATCATTGGAATCTTGAAGGAACACATGCACCCTTTAGTGCAAGTCAGTCGTCGTGGCTTAGATATTCTGACGATAAACTACTTAGTGTGTTTCACAATTTAAAAGCGAAAGAGCGAGGCACAAGATTACACGAATGGGCGAAAGAAACAATTCTTTTGGGAATCAAGCAGTCTCGTTCAAACAAAACCATTTGTGCATATGTAAATGATGCCATTGGTTTTAAAATGCAACCAGAAGTTGTTCTTAGATATTCCGATTATTTTTTTGGAACAGCTGACGCTATATCATTTAAAAATGGTATGCTTAGAATTCATGACTTGAAGACTGGAAAATCTGGTCATATGGAACAGTTATATGTTTATGCAGCTTTATTCTGTCTCGAGTATGACGTCAAACCTGGTGATATTACCATCGAATGCCGTCTTTATATCGAAGACACGGTAGAAGTTGAGCGACCAACAGCAGAAGTTATTGTACCAATAATGGACAAGATTGTGTATTTCAATGAACTGCTGGAAAAAGAAGCTAAAAAAGGAGCGTAATTATTATGACTGTAACCGAAGAAATAAAAAGTTATATTGGGTCAGCTTCAATGACCGATGAAGAATATCTTGCACATTATGGTATGCCACGACGTTCAGGTCGTTATCCTTGGGGGTCTGGTAAAGAACCATTTCAATCCAGTAGAGACTTTATCGGTCGAGTTGAAGAAATGAGACGATCTGGATTTACTTATACCGATGAGGATGGAAAGACTTGGAGCGGCGACAATGCTATTGCTAAATCATTAGGGTACAATTCTACTGATTTCAGAACTATCTATTCCATAGCTAAAGATGAGAGACGAGCTTATGATGTCGCTAGAGCCAAATCATTACAGAAAGATGGATTGAATCCGTCTGAAATCGGAAGAAAAATGGATAAACGAGAGTCTACCATCAGAGAATTATTATCCAATAAAGATGCTGAGTATCGTATGAATCAGTCCCGTGCAACTGCTGATTTTCTTAAGAAACAGGTCGATGAAAAGGGCATGATAGATGTCGGTCATGGCGTTGAAAGAGAATTACAAATTTCAAAAGAGAAACTTGACCAGGCGTTATTTATGTTACAGGCAGAAGGCGGATATGAAGTTTATGGTGGCAGATTTGCACAGGTAACAAATAAAGGACAGATGACAACTCAAAAAGTTTTGTGTCTTCCAGGTACACCGCACAATGCAATATATGACTTTGATAAAGTAAAAACTATTACAGATTATACATCTCGAGATGATGGTTCTACTTTTGAAAAGAAATTTCATTATCCAGAAAGTCTGAGTTCAAAGCGACTTGCTATTCGTTATGCCGAAGATGGCGGAACTGAGCAGGATGGAGTTATTGAATTAAGAAGAAACGTTCCAGACCTTTCACTTGGTGAGTCACGTTATTCACAGGTTAGAATTATGGTTGATGGAACTCATTATTTAAAAGGTATGGCAGTATATTCTGACAATATGCCTGACGGTGTAGATGTTATATTTAACACCAATAAAAAGAAAGGTACACCAGCATTGGGACCGGATGGACACACTGTATTAAAACTTGTGAAGAAAGACCCAGACAATCCTTTCGGTTCAACAATAAAAGATGCCGACCAGGGCGGACAGTATTGGTATGAAGACCCGAAAACCGGAAAGAAAAAATTAGGTTTGATTAACAAGCGTTCTGACGAAGGCGATTGGTCCGAATGGAAAGATGCATTACCATCCCAGTTCTTATCGAAACAGTCAAAAGAGCTTGCGAAGAAACAGCTTAATATAGCTTATGAAGATAAAAAAGCTGAATTAGCTGAAATTATGGCTTTGGAAAACCCAACAGTTAAGAAATATTATCTTAACAAGTTTGCACAAAGTTGTGATTCGTCTGCTGTTCATTTACAGGCAGCAGCGTTACCTGGTCAGAAGTATCATATTATACTACCTATCAACTCTTTAAAGGAAACCGAAGTGTATGCGCCTGGATATGAGAATGGTCAAAAGTTGGCATTGGTTCGATATCCGCATGGTGGCACATTTGAAATACCAATTCTTACTGTCAATAATAAAAATACAGATGGTATAAAACGAATTGGTAAAACATCAATGGATGCTGTTGGAATAAACCATACAGTTGCTGAACGGCTGTCCGGAGCAGACTTTGATGGAGATACAGTAATGTGTATTCCGACACATGATAAAGCGGGTAAAGTGAAAATCATATCTACAGACCCGTTAAAAGACTTGGAAGGTTTTGACCCTAAGTTAGATTATGGCGGAGAAGCAAAGATAGGTTCAGATGGAAAAACCCATTATTACCGTAATGGTAGAGAATATCGGATTATGAGTAAAACTGATACTGAAATGGGAATGATATCAAATCTTATTACCGATATGACATTAGCTGGTGCTGATGAGAAAAAATTAGCCAGAGCTGTACGTCACTCTATGGTTGTCATTGATGCCGAAAAGCATAAATTAGATTATAAACAGAGTGAGATAGACAATAATATAGCAGCTCTAAAAAAAGAATATCAGGGCAAGGTAAGAGGTGGAGCCACAACCATTATATCCAAAGCAAAGGGGGAACTTGATGTAGATAAGAGACAGGGCTCCCCGAAGATTAATATGCCGGGTAAAGAATGGTATGACCCATCACGCCCAGACGGAGCGCTTATATATAAAAGGGCGGATGATATAGATTATACCATAACCCGTACCGATAAAAAAGGCAGACAGATTACTGTGGCTAAAACTAGAACCCAGAAGAGCACCAAAATGGCAGAAACTGATGATGCATATACACTGGTATCACCATATAGACACCCTATGGAGCTGATTTATGCAGATTATGCAAACGAGATGAAACAATTGGCTAATGAGGCAAGAGTTAATATGGTTACCACTGGTAAGATTGCGTATAACCGTGAAGCCAAAAGAAAGTATGAACCGGAAGTAAAGAGTTTGATGGATAAACTTAATACTGCCGAACTCAATATCGTTAGAGAAAGAGCTGCTAATAGAATGGCAAGTGCAGAAGTAGCTAAGAAATTAGAAGCCAATCCTAAGATGAAGAGTAAAGATGTAACAAAAGCTGGTCAACAGGCACTTACAAAGTATCGTCAAGAAGTAGATTCTGTATCAAGAAAAGATAGAAATATTGTAATTACAGACAACCTTTATTTGATAAAATTGCAGAAGATGCCTGGAAGGAGGTTGTTAAGATATGAGCAAAGTGGTTGACGAACGAGTTGTAGAAATGCGGTTCGACAATGACAAATTTGAAAAGAATGTCAAAACAACAATGTCAACACTCGACAAGTTTAAAGAAAAATTGAAATTTTCGGGTGCGTCCAAAGGGTTTGAAGAAATAAATACTGCTGCTAACAAAGTTTCGTTCAATAAACTTGAACAAAGCATAAATGCGATACAGAATAGATTTTCTACAATGGGTATTGTTGGAATGCGTGTTATTGAAAATCTTACTGATAAAGCTATGATGTTCGTTTCAAAAATTCGTAGTTTCGTTACTGATGGAACCATATCTGGCGGTATTCGAAGGGCTACAAATTTGGAAAATGCACGGTTTCAATTACAGGGGTTATTGAATGATGCTGAAGCTGTAGAAGCTGTTATGCAGAATGTGAATGACGCCGTTCATGGAACAGCATATAGTTTGGATGCAGCGGCAACAGTTGCATCTCAGTTAGCCGCATCCGGAATGAAAGCCGGAGATGAAATGTTTTCGGCATTACGAGGTGTTGCTGGTGTAGCAGCAATGACAAACAGTAGTTATGAAGACATTGGTCGAATATATACACAGGTAGCCGGTCAGGGTAAATTGATGGGCGACCAGTTACTTCAGTTGTCTGGTAGAGGTATGAATGCTGCGGCAACTTTAGCTAAGTATTTGAATAAGTCAGAAGCTGAAGTTCGTGAAATGACAAGCAAAGGCGAAATTGATTTCAAAACTTTTGCGTCTGCAATGGATGACGCTTTTGGAGAACATGCCCATAAGGCTAATGATACTTTTAATGGCTCGATGGCGAATGTAAAATCTGCTTTAGCAAGAATTGGTGCGTTATTTGCAACGCCATTAATAAAATCAAAGGGACCATTAGTATTGTTTTTCAATGCTGTAATGGAAAAAGTAGATGCGGCACAGAAAGCACTTGTTCCTGTCGCCGAAACAGTTACGACATGGTTATCCAAAATTATCGACAAAGGAACAGAACTTGTAAAAAAAATTGATTTACAGGGATGGATTGATAAGTTTAAAAAACTTGGACAGAACAATCCGTTTTCAGATTTAGCTAAGCGAATCGATGAGGTTACACAGCCAGCACAAAAAGCAGCTGAAGCGGTGCAGGACTTTAGTGATGTTGTTGATAAAGTTATAAACGGTGATTTTGGTAATGGAGAAGCACGATTTAAAGCGCTGACCGAAGCCGGATATGATTGGGCGCATATACAGAATCTTGTAAATGAGAAGCTTGGCGATAGTACACGCCACGCCACTGATTTCAAAGAATCACAGGAAGATTTGAACAAAGAGCAGGCTACTACAATAGACCAGTTACTTGAAATGTCAGATGCGCAGCTTACAGCGATTGGTTTTACTGATGACGAAGTAAAAGCCTTTCGAGAATTAGAAGAGCAGTCAAAGAAAACAGGTATTCCAATAAAAGATTTAATCGAAGATACGAGTAAACTTAGTTCGAAATCATTATTACTTGACTCTTTTCGGAATATCGGAGAAAGTATTGCTAAAGTGTTCAAAGCAATTGGTGAAGCTTGGAAAGAAACTTTTGATGGCGACAACGTCAATATTTTATATGACATCGTGGCTGGTTTTCATAAAGTGACAACTTGGATGAGCATATCTGATGAAGATGCTGATAAGTTAAAACGAACATTTAAAGGCTTGTTTGCGTTATTAGATATAGTATCGACTCTTGTCGGTGGTGGATTAAAATTAGCTTTTAAGGTTTTAGCAGCTATACTTGATGCTTTTGACATAAGCGTTTTGGATTTGACTGCTGGAATCGGAGATTTGCTTGTAAAATTCAGAGACTTTTTATTTAGCAATGATTTGATTACCAAAGGTTTTGATAAACTGGCTTCTGGGGTCAAAATGGTTATCGGAGCAATCAAAGATTTGATAGATGCATTTCTTGGAATACCAAAAGTACAGGAAGCAATTGAGAATCTTAAGAATATTGACATGACCGAAATTGGCAAAAATATTTTGGCTGGTCTGAAGAACGGATTAGAGGGTGGTATTACTTCTATACCAAAGATTTTAGTTCAGATTGGGCAAGGTATTATCACCGCTATTAAAGATGTTCTTGGTATTCATTCTCCATCGACAGTTATGACCGAAATTGGCGAGTATACAATGGAAGGATATCATAACGGATTAACAAATGGTCTTAGCGGTATACGGGAATTTATAAAAGGTCTTGGGGCTAGCATTATTCAATGGTTTCAGGATATGAACTGGGGTAAAGTTATAGCACTAAGTATAAGTTCTATATTGCTTGTCATGGTAAAGAATCTTTCCAAATCAATTATGAATGTTACAGAGTTGTTCTCTGGAGCTGGTTCTGTATTGGAAGGGGTAGGTTCGGTACTTTCAAGCGTTAGTACAGTTATATCAAAGGCGGCAAAACCTATTGCTAAAATACTCAAGAATGTAGCTAAAGTAGTAAAAGCTTTTGCAAACGTATTAAATGCGCAGGCTTTTAAATTAAAAGCCGAAGGAGTAAAAGACCTTGCATTATCATTATTAGCATTGGCTGGTGCAGTATATATACTGGCTCAGTTAGATACCGGTAAATTATGGAGCTCTGTTGGAGCATTAACTGTATTATCATTAGTGTTGGCGGCATTAGCAATTGGCGTAAGTAAGATGTCAGAATCATCAATGTCTATTGATAAACATCGCATAAATATCAAAGGCGTAAAAACTTGCCTTCTTTCCATCGGAATAGCACTTTTATTAATGGCAGCAACTGTAAAAATAATTGGTTCGATGGACCCTGACAAGTGTACACAAGGATTTGCGGGCTTAGCTGGTATGGTTGGCGCTATTGTATTAGTTGTAACAGCATTCGGAAAACTTGTTGATGAGAAACAGGCTAAGAACATCGATAAAGTCGGCAAGATGATGCGAAAAATGGCAGTATCGATGTTGATTATGGCTGTTGTTTTAAAAGTTATAGGTTCTATGCCAATAGACCAGTATCAGCAGGGATGTTGGGGCTTAGTTGCTATGGCTGGGGTTATGACTTTAATGATAGTTGCATTTGGAGAACTTGTCGATGAGAAAAAAGCTGCAAATATCGATAAGGTCGGCAAAATGCTACTTGAACTTTCTGCGGCTATGATTCTTATGGCGGTTGTTGTGAAAATTGCAGGTACGTTTAGTACCGGAGAAATGATAAAAGGAGCAGGTTTTGCAGTTGCTTTTTTGGGATTTCTTGCACTTGTAATGTTAATTTCTAAAATTGACGGAAAAGAAATGACAAAAGTCGGAACAAATTTGTTAAAAATTAGTTTCGCCATGTTATTACTTGCTGGCGTTGTTAAAGTTGTAAGTATGTTATCGCCTAAGGAAATGGTAAAAGGCGGCATATTTGCAGTTGCCTTTATAGCGTTTTTAGCAGCACTTATGGCAGTTACAAATTTATTTGGTGGCGGTAAACTTGAAAAAGTTGGAACATCTATTTTGGCAATATCTGTAGCTATTGGTATTATGGCTGGTGTATGTATTCTTTTAGGAATGATTGATATTGCCAATTTAGCAAAAGGTGTTATTGCAGTCGGAATACTTGGTGCAATGCTAGCACTAATGATACGTGCGACGAAAGACGCAAAACAATGTATGGGTAATATTATTGCTATGGGTGTGGTTATTGCTATTATGGCTACAGCAGTAGCGGCGTTATCATTTATTGCACCGGAAAAACTTGTTGCTCCAGTGGCAGCATTATCTGTATTAATGGGAATGTTTGCGATTGTTGAAAAAGCTGGAAGTAATATTCAAAAAGCAACAGGCACGATGGTTGCCATGGCAGTTATAATTGGAATACTGTCGGCTGCGTTATGCATATTAGCAACACTGCCATCTGATAGTGTTATAGCATCAGCGGCGTCTATTGCGTTGGTGATGGGAAGTCTTGCGGTAGTATTAAAAATCATAAGTAGTTGTAAAAAAGTAGCTACATCGGCAATGGTAGCACTCGGAATACTTACATTCATCGTAGGCATTTTGGGTGTTATTTTATACGCGTTAGGAGAGATTGATGCCACAGCAACGTTAGCAAATGCTGCTGCATTATCGGTGCTTATTACTGCATTATCAGTATCACTGGCAATTATTAGTAAAGTTCCAGTGACAGGAGCAATAGAGGGTGCTGTCGGATTAGCTGCATTTATTGGCATCATGGCTGCTGTATTAGCTGTACTTGGCGGGCTGGCTCAAATACCTGGTCTTCAGGATATAATCGCTGATGGCGGAGAACTACTTGCAACCATCGGATATGCAATTGGTAAGTTTGTTGGAAGTATTGTTGGCGGATTTACTGCTGGAGTGTCATCTGGATTACCAGAAATAGGTACAAATTTATCTTCATTCATGTTGAATGTAACACCGTTTCTTGTTGGTATGAATATGGTTGACGGTGACAATTTGCTTAAGGGCGTTGGAGCATTGACAGCTGCTGTTATTATGCTTACTGCGGCTGAATTAATATCCGCCATTGCATCCTTTATATCTCAGGGGTCTTCATTTGCTGATTTGGGAAAAGAGTTATCGTCATTTATGCTGAATGCTACGCCATTTATAGTCGGGGCATCTATGCTGACCGAAGATATGATGAATGGCGTAAAAACATTAGCCGAAACAATACTTATTCTTACAGCGGCAGATGTTCTCAACGGTGTAACTTCGTGGTTAACCGGTGGTTCTTCACTTACTGAATTTGCACAGCAGTTAATTCCTTTTGGAGTCGCATTGTCTGCATTTTCGGCGGTAGTATCCGGTAATGTTGACGAGGAAGCTGTTTCTGCCGCCGCCAATTGTGGAAAGTTATTGACTGAAATGGCAGACTCAATACCAAATAGCGGTGGACTTGCTGGATTCTTCGCAGGTGAGAATGACATTGACGATTTTGCAAAGAAATTGATTCCATTTGGTGTTGCAATTGTGATATTCTCGTCGATTGTATCAGGTCACGTTGACGAAGAGGCAGTGAGAGCTGCCGCTAATGCCGGTCAGATGATGTCTGATATGGCAGATACGATTCCAAATTCCGGTGGTTTAGTTGAATTTTTTACTGGTGGAAACGATATCGACGACTTTGGACGAAAGATGCTTTCTTTTGGTAAGAGCATTGCAATATTTTCAACAGTTGTATCTGGTCATGTTAGCGAAGAAGCTGTTGCCGCAGCGGCAAACGCTGGTCAAATGATGGTTGATTTGTCAGATACAATTCCAAACTCTGGTGGTTTAGTTGAATTTTTTACTGGTGGAAATGATATCGACGACTTTGGCAAAAAAATTGCAGTCTTCGGATTGTCATTATGTAGATTTTCAGAATGCGTTAAAGATATAAGTTCGGATGATGTTACTACTGCCAAAAACTGTGGCGATATGATGGTCGAACTCAACAATGCAATTCCAGAAACCGGAGGTATTAAGAGTTTATGGTCTGGAGAGAGTAACCTTGCATCCTTTGGGTCAAATATTGCTGCATTTGGAACTGCAATGGCAAGTTTCTCTGAAAGCGTATCTGGCAATATAGACGAGGATGCGGCACAGTCTGCAATCAACGTTGCCATGAAATTAAATGATTTGGCACCTACGTTACAGGATACAGACTATAGCGGTTATGGTCTTCTGAATAAAGCAATGGCTGACGACATCAGCAAATTTGCTATGTCACTTGTGCTATTCTCAAACTCATTAGAGCAGAATCTTGATTCGGATGCAATCACATCAGCAACAGATGCGTGTATGTCCTTTGTTGATATGACAAATGAAGTCGCAAATGTCGATTTCGACGTATTAAGTAATTTCGCTGATACATTAAACGATTTGGCTGATGATATGTCCAGTATCGACGTAAGTGGTATGTCAACTTTTGGAGAAAAGCTTGGTGAGATTGGAACGACTGGAGTTGATAAACTTATCAATGCGTTTAAAGAAGCTGGTCCAAAAGCATCCGAAGCCGGAAAAGCAATAATCCAGGGACTTGGTACTGGGGTCAAACAGGCTAGTGGATTATTTGTTAATTCAGTAAAAGGTATTGTTACCAAGTTCGTTTCCACACTACGGTCTGCACAAGGTGAATTTATGGCTAGCGGTTCTACAATGATGACCAATCTTACTATGGGTATCACGTCAAAGAAATCTACAGTAGAGAACGGTATTAAATCAACGGTCGAAGCAGCAAGTAATTCCGTTAGAGAATATTATACGCTGTTTTCTAGTGCTGGTGCATTTCTTGTTAGTGGTTTCGCAAAGGGAATCTATGATAATAGGGATGTTGCAAAGAAAGCGGCAAAAGCGATGGCTCAGTCAGCATACAATGCTGCTAAGAAAGAACTTGACATAAATTCTCCATCCAAAAAGTTTGAATATCTTGCACAGTTTGTTCCAGCAGGATTTGCAAATGGAATCGTTAAGTACGGCAATGTTGTATCTGAAGCTACAACGTATATGGGTAGACTTGCTATGTCTGGTGCTGAAAAGACATTATCTGACATGACAAGTATTATTAACGACGATATTGATACTCAGCCAACGATTCGACCAGTTCTTGATTTAACAAACGTCAAGAAAGAGGCAGGTTACATCAGTGGATTATTCAATAGCAGTGCGTCAGTAGGAGTAGATGCTGAACTCAGTTCAATATCTACAATGATGAATCGTAATCGTCAAAATGGAGTAAACGACGATGTTGTCGGTGCTATAAACAAGCTTCGCAAAGATGTTAACGGAATCAGTAAGCCAACCTACAATGTTGGTAATGTTACGTATGATGATGGAAGTAACGTTAGCGATGCTGTAGAAACACTTATAAGAGCAATCGTAGTAGATGGGAGGTCGTAGTAATGCCTGAAGCATATAATTTGTCTATCAAACGACAAAGTGGAGATGGCGGAAGCCATTATGCAACATGGGAGTTTAATGAAATGACTGATATTACGGTTACAACCGGAACAGGTATAACTATCGGCTCCCTTGTTACAATTAAACCCGGAGCTACCTATTACAATGGTACCCATATACCAAATTGGGTTATGGCAGACCAGTGGTATGTATCATCTATGAGCGGAGATAGAGTTGTTCTTGGGCGAAACCCAAGTGGAACTCATAATATTCGAAGTCCAATCAATATTGCATACTTGAACGGTGGTTCAACCACAACCACAACTCAGTCTTTAAATACTTTAGATCATTATGCCGTTTACTGGTACTACGATACTGGTGACGGCATTTGGTTTAAGGGAAGTTCTGGAGATACCAACGATAAGATATCAATGTATAGCGCTCCAAGTAATGCCATTCGTATTAAATGTACCGTTTTACCTATTGCCAAAACACGTCAGGTTAACGGTACTGATATGGCATACTGGGTTAGTGGAGGAACAACAGTCGAGTATTCTATTGATGCTGACCCACCGGAGAATATTGCGACTCCATCTGTAGAAATTGACAAGTATAAACTCACAGCAACTATTGAAAATATTTCAGACCCAAGAACTGATGAGGTTAAGTTTGAGATATATAATGGCGTTCAGTTGGTGAATACCGGAGTTGTAACAGTATTAGCTTGTCGTGCTACTTATACTTGTAATGTTGCTGCCGGTGGAGAGTATCGAGTTCGTGCTGCGGCTATTAACATTAATAGCGGATACGGAATCAGTAAAGACGGAATTGACAATCGAACACGAATCTACGGTAAATGGTCTGATTTCTCGTCTGTTGTAAAATCAATTCCAGCGACGCCAGCAGGAATAACTGTCTGTAAGGCAAGTTCAAAAACATCTGTTCATTTGGAATGGTCAGCAGTAGCAAGTGCTACCAGTTATGATATTGAATACACTACAAAGAAAGAGTATTTCGATGGTTCTGACCAGACAACGACAGTAACAGGAATAAAATTTACGCATTACGAGAAGACAGGATTAGAAACCGGTAATCAATACTTCTTCCGAATTAGAGCTGTTAATGAAAAAGGTGAGTCCGGTTGGTCTGGTATTTCTGCTGTAATTCTTGGAAAAGACCCCGCAGCACCTACCACATGGTCATCAACGACCACAGCAATTACGGGAGAGCCGTTGACTTTGTATTGGGTTCATAATTCTGAAGATGGTTCTAGTCAGACATATGCGCAGTTAGAGATAACTATTAATGGAAAGAAATCATCTTACACCATTAAGAATACTAATGATGAAGATACGAAGGATAAAACCAGTTCCTATCCAATTGATACTTCAAAGTACACGGAGGGAACCACAATAAAGTGGCGTGTTAGAACAGCAGGAGTAACAAACACATATGGTAAATGGTCAATTGTTCGTACAATAGACATTTATGCCCCAGCAACGTTATCGTTAGCGATGAACGATTCTGATGGAGCAGCTATTGACGTACTGACAGGTTTCCCGTTCTATGTAACTGCGTTGGCTGGACCAAAGACACAGTCACCGTTAAGTTATCATCTTACAATCCTATCTTCACAGTCACCGTTAAGTTATCATCTTACAATCCTATCAAATCAGGTTTATCAGACAATTGACCAGGTCGGAACCGTCAAAATGGTTAATCAAGGCGAAGAAGTGTATTCGAAGTATTTTGATACTACAGAATCTTTGGTAGCTGAAATCTCAGCAAGCAGTGTGGATTTGAAAAATGGTATGAGTTATATCATGAAGTGCGTTGTGGCTATGAATTCTGGACTGACCGCAGAAGCGTCATTAACTTTTTCGGTTAGCTGGACGGAAACAACATACGAGCCAAACGCTGAGATAGGAATAGACCCGGCAACATACTCGGCTTATATTAGACCATATTGTTTAGGCTCTGATGGTTTATTGGCTTCTGGTGTAAAACTTGCTGTTTATCGTCGAGAATTTGATGGTAGCTTTGTTGAAATTGGTTCTGAGATTGAGAACGGAAGAAATGTTCACGTAACTGACCCGCATCCGGCATTAGATTATGCTAGATATAGAATAGTTGCAACAGAAGAGGCAACTGGTGCCGTTAGTTATTATGACCCACCAGGCTATCCAGTTCTTGGAAGTGAAATTGTAGTCCAGTGGGACGAGGAATGGTCGGTATTTGATACGTCAAATAGTGATGAGATGGAAGAGCCGGCTTGGGCTGGTTCGTTGCTAACTCTTCCCTATAATATAGACATCTCAGATAGTAATTCTCCGGATGTGGAATTAATCGAGTATGAGGGTCGTTCTAATCCGGTTAGTTATTATGGAACCCAAAAAGGATTTACTTCAACTTGGAATGTAGATGTTGTAAAAACAGATAAAGATACTTTATATGGTTTACGACGTTTACAACAGTGGATGGGTGATGTCTACGTTAGAGAACCATCAGGAAGTGGTTACTGGGCAAACATCAAAGTTTCATTTAGTCGTAAGCATGGTGCGTTGGTAATGCCGGTAACATTAAATGTCACAAGAGTGGAAGGAGCGATGTAATATGCCAGATTGGACTAAATCAATGGAACAAACATTTGAGTATTACATTGTTGACCCTTCCACCTGGAGGGACAAAGTAAAGCTCGACAACGTAAAAAAAGCATCTGTAGTAAGGGACTCGACAGTTGATACTTTGGGGTCCGCTTCATTTACCATGATGAATACTGTTGGCGAATGTTATGTCCGCGAGTATTTGGTGGTAAAGCAGAATGGACTTAAGGAACGAATACCTTTGGGGACGCATCTTATTCAGACACCATCGTCGGAATTTGATGGCAAAGTTCGAAGTGCGACTATAGATGCTTATACACCGTTGTTGGAATTGAAAGAGAATCCTCCGCCTTTGGGCTATGCGTCTTTAGCTGGCGAAAACATAACCCAGAGTGCAGAGATGATTGCTCGTGAACACGCAAGAGCACCAATTGTCGGAGCTGATAGTTCGGAAAAACTCTATACAGACTTTGTAGCAAATTCGGATGATTCATGGCTGACGTATGTACGTGATTTACTTACGAATGCCAATTATAAATTAGAACTTGACGAAATGGGACGTATATTGTTTGCTCCCCAGCAAGATATTGCTTCATTACAACCAGTAATGACATATTCCGATGATAATAGCTCATTGTTGTATCCTGAGATAACTACAAAACATGATTTGTATGGTGTACCTAATGTTGTAGAAGTAGTATATTCAAAAACTGGCAGCTATTATTACGCGCGAGTCGTAAATGATGATGTTAATAGTCCAACGTCAACGGTTAATCGTGGACGCGAAATTATCAAACGAGTAACAGACTTGGGCCTACCAGGAGAACCTACAGAAGCACAAGTTAAAGAGTATGCAGAATTGTTACTTCGAAATTTGTCCTCAATAGAGTACACGGCATCGTATACACATGGTTATTGCGGAACACGAGTTGGTGATTGTGTTCGTTTGAATTATGAACGAGCAGGTCTTGTAGACATAAAAGCAAAAATCGTAAGTCAGACGATTAAATGTGAACCTGGATGTCCTGTAAGTGAACGGGCTGTTTATACAGTAAAGTTATGGAGGTGATAGTATGGGCTTGTCTTCGGAGTTAGCGTCTCAGTTTGCTAAAATAGTAAATCAGACGAATACTAACGATTCGAAAGAAACGACAGTTTATGGCACTGCCGTTAAATTCAACGGGAAAATGTACGTAAAGATTGATGGCTCGGACAGAATGACCCCTATTACATCGACTGTAGACGTGCGAGAGGGCGAGCGCGTTACTGTCCTTATTAAGAATCATCAGGCGGTTACAACCGGCAATACGTCTTCTCCAGCTGCGCGAACAGATGACGTAAAAGACAATACACAAAAGATAGAAGATGCCAGTAAGCAAATAACTGAACTTGGAACACTTGTTGCCGATAAAGCAAGCATTAAAGAGTTAGAAGCTGATGAGGCTAGAATTAAGGACTTAGAGGCTGCTAATGTAACAATAACTGGCGAGTTAAAAGCACAGAGAGCTAATATTAGTAGCTTAACGGCTGATACTGTAAATATTAATAAATCATTGACCGCTGCTAATGCATCTATTGAGAATTTAAAAACAAACAAATTGGATGTTGAAGTTGCTGATTTGAAGTTTGCGACGATTGATTCATTAAAGGCTACAAATGTTAGTGTTAGACAGTTGACTTCCGACTTCGGTGATTTCAAAAAGTTAAGCACAGAATCATTTAATGCAAATAATGCTGCCATCAAATCGTTACAGACGGATAAGCTCAATACAAAAGATGCGGAAGTTACTTATGCGAACATAGACTTTGCTAATATTGGTGATGCTGCTATTGAGAAGTTTTATGCAAAATCTGGTATCATCAAAGATTTGGTTATTGGAAATGAGACTGTCACCGGAGAATTGGTGGGTATTACAATCACTGGTGATTTGATAAAAGCCAATACAATAGTCGCTGATAAGTTTGTTCTGAAAGGTCAAAATGGATTATTTTACCGTATAAATACTGATGGAATAACAGTTGAGACCGAGCAGACAGATGAAAATTCACTGAATGGAAAAGTGATACTGGCTAAGTCAATCACAGCAGATAAGGTAAAAGTTACGGATTTGGTTGCGTTTGGAGCGACCATTGCTGGATTTAACATCAACGATACCTCTATATATTCCGGAGTAAAAGAGTCTGTCAATAACAACACGAGAGGTGTTTACCTGGATAAAGACGGACAGATTGCATTCGGTGATAGTAATAATTATGTAAAATACTACAAGGATACAGATAATACTTACAAACTTAAGATTTCTGCTGGTAGTATTATTATGAGTGCAACCGGTAAGACCGTGGAGGATGCTATTAACGGCGTTGAGACGAAACTCGATGAATTGGATGTTCCGGATGACTTGGTCACAAAAGCCGACCTGATAGACGATATCAATTCTGAGTTGAAAATTGATGGTAAGAGCATATCGCTTACAACAGGACATTTTGTGATTAATTCAAAGAATTTTAGTTTGGATGCGGCAGGTAATGCATCGTTCTCTGGAACAATCAAAGGTTCAGCTGGTGAATTTACGAAAGGTTTTTTTGTAGATATACCAACTGAATATGGTTCATATAATTCATCCTGGAGAATCTCTATGAGCAATAACGATTGTTTTTTTGGCTGGTATCACAGTGGATTGGGAGAAGATGGCGGCGAAGATGATGGAGAAGCAAATAGCATGTCAAGTATTTTTATGCATGAAGGTAAATTTGTACTTCGTGCAGCTACCATACGTTTAGATAGCGATTCAAATGTTGGTGATGTGAGCATATATGGTAATTCGATAACAATTGGTGGTGCAACTACAATTGAAAACAAATTGACTGTGAAAAATAATGTAAACGCCACAGGATACACGGTTACAGCTACGAATATAACAGTAAAATCACAATTAACTGTTAGCGGAAATAGTTATTTTGGTGGCTCCGGTACTTTTGGCGGCGGTCTTAGTGTACCATGTATCGAAATGATATATTCGACCCCATATATAGATTTCCATTATAACAAGTCAAAAGCTGATTATACGAGCCGCTTTATCGATTATGGAGGAAACTTCACTTATTATACAAACAGCGGAATTCATCAATTCTGCAATATCGACGGTAGTCAAGTAGCAAGGATTCAATCTAACGGTACTTTTGGTGCCGCTACCGGAGGAACAGCTATTGTCGGAAGTGCTATATATTGTCAAACAACATGGAGCGGTGGAGCGTATACAGCAGTATATGGGGCTTCATTTACGAACCCTTCATCACGATTGGTTAAGGAAAACATTGCTGATATGACAGACGATGAAGCTATGAAAATTCTTCAATTAACGCCAGTCGATTTCGATTACATCGAAGCATACGGTGGTGAAAAGAATCAACATGGACTCATCGCAGAAGACACCATTGACATTATACCGTCTTGCGTTACTGTCCCTGATGGATATTCAGAAGATAATTTTGATGTAGACAATGGGATTAGAAACGAAGTATTGGCAATCGACTACTCAAAACTCGTGCCTTATCTGGTCAAAATGGTTCAAATACAGCAAAAACAAATAGATAAATTATTATCTACGCAACAGAAAGGAGAATAAACATGAAAAAATTAAAAGTAACAGTCGGTGAATTATATAACATCGAACAGTCAATTTTAGCAGCAGACGTTATGAAGATGATGTTTTCTCGTAAGGGAAGTCTTTGCTTACTTAGAAATATGAAGAAAATGGAATCTGAGCTGGAGGAATTCAAATCCAAGAGAACAGAACTCATCAAAGAATATTCTAATGGTAACGACAGCATTAGCCCGGAATCAGAACGTTGGGGCGAATTTGTTACAGCATACAATGAATTAGCATCCGTGGAAGTATCTGTAGAAATCAACACGATTGCGATTGATGATTTACCAGAACAGATAACTCCAGTTGTTTGTGGCTTATTAGAGTGTATGATTAATGATTCAGAAGAAGAGAAGGAGGATTAATTATGTTTGATATTACATCATTATTTTCAAAATACTTTGTGTTAGTTGTGTTTGTGGCTTGCGGAATTCTTGGATATGTGATTAAGCACGCAACATTCCTGAAAAAGATTCCGAATGACGACATTCCGGTAATTCTTGCAATTGTCGGTCTTATCCTGAATTTGTTCGTAAGTGGATTCTCACTCGAAGCAGGTGTTTGGGGTTCATTAATGGGTTTGGCATCTACAGGAATGCATCAGGCTATTTCACGATTTATAGACAGCTATTGGCAGAATAAAACAGAATGAGGGATGACTTATGGACAATATTCAGTTCTTAGGTTATCTGATTAGTGCAATTATAACTCTTGGTGGCTTTATAGCTGTCATTATGAAGTTTATTCAGCCGATAAATGATTTGAGGATAGTCATTCAGAAGTTGAACGATACAATTGATGCACTCAAAGAGGATAACCTTTCTCAGAATAAAAGAATCGAAAAACATGGAGTACAGATTGATGACTTAAATAATCGAGTTGGTAGAATTGAAACCAAAATCGACATGCATCAGGAGTAGTCTACATAAGGGGGTGATAATAACATCCCCTTTTCTTTTTTCGCATAATTTACAATTACTTTAATGAGAAAAAGGTAACTATTAGATGACTAATGGCTATGGGTTTGTATTACCTATCCAGGTGGGAGGCATGAAATAGAGCTGACAGTTTGATAGCAATATACACTTTTTCTTTTATTTTTGCTTATTATAATATAGAAGAAAGGGGTACCATTGTATAGTACCCCTTAAAATTTGAAACGTTGTAATAAAACGTACGTTGTAGCAGTTTATTTGACACTTATTTGACCATTTACGTCATGTAAAATGCCGGAAACCAGCTATTTACTGGACTTATAAATCTCAATCAGCTTCTGTTGAGGAAGCAGCCGAGGCTGGAAAGTTCTAAATAGACTTTACAAATTGAAAAGACGTTAAACCCAGGAAGTACCGTAATCACAGCGATTGCGGTACTTTTTTGGTGCCTGGAAGTGGAAAAATGAAATTGGGTGTGAGATGGTGTAAAAAGTGGTGAAAATGGGAAAGTAGGAAACCGGTAGGTAACAAGTAGGAAACATGGAGAAGGTAACACTTTTTCGGTTACCTGCAGAATGCGGAAATACCGCAACCACGAGGGTTACGGTATCTTTTCCAGTTCGGCTCTGAGCCATTCTAAGTCACGGTCTGTATAAGCCGCCTCTGTTATGTCGGTGATTCTGTGACCGACAAGTTTTTTGATAGTGTATTCGTCAACCTCAGCCTTCTTTGCCATGGTGATGAATGTCATTCGAGGGTCGTGCGGTCGATGATCGTCTCGGAGCTTGAGAGCGGCGACCACCTTATCAAAACGGCCGGCATATTTGTCATAGGTGATTGCCATGCCACCCTTCGGAGAATCCGGATCATTAAAGAGCCGGTGGCTTCCAAGTTCAAGGGCATAGTCGTAGTTTTTCTTAACCAGGTCAAATATTTTCGGGTGGATAGGCACCATACGGTGTCGCCCGGCCTGTGTTTTCATACCACCGACAATATAGCGTTCTTCAAGATGCACGTCCTCTAGTTCCAGTATGGCGAGTTCTTGCGGCCGCCATCCCATATAGCACTGTATGAGAACCCAGTCCACGAACCGGATTTTGCCGACGTTTTCCCAAAGCGTCTGCATCTCTGAGTCCTGGAAGATGATGTGGCCACGTTTTGCTTCTTCCTTTTCTTTGATGATGTCGTCCGACAGTTCAAATGTGCGGGCGTAGTTCTTATCAACAAGCTCATATTCGAGCGCATAGTCCAGCATTAAATTAAACATAGACTTGATCCGGGATTTTGTGCCTGCAGACGCAAGCACCTTTTCGCCCTTATTGGCTCCACGTGAAGGAATGATGTAGCCATCTTCCATTATGCCCTTGATGTGGCGGGCACGCAGGTCCTTAACACGCATTCCGGCAATGGCGTGGCAGTAACTCCACGCTGACTTGATGGTACGGCAGGATGATTCGCTTTCCAGGGTAGGGAAGTAAGCTGCAGTCCATTTGTCATAGAGCTCCGCCAGGGTCATAGCGGCATTTTGTATATCGTAAGGATTAGCTCCGTACTCAGCGAGTGCCTGCAGAGCTTCCTTCTTGGTCTTGAATGTTCCAAGAGGAACACGGTTCTGTACGGTCTTTCCGGTCTGTTCGTCCGTGATCCAGCCGAGAGTAACACGGGCCAGGTAAGGTTTACGACGGTTTCCGGAAAGTTTTGTCACACTGCCATAGCCGTTAGGTAGCTTCATTCGATAACCTTACTGATTCCACAGCCGCAGGCAGACCGGTGAAATCTGTTTTTGTTGGTTCAAGTTTGAGGAGGGAAGAGAGCGTGATTGTTTTCTGCTCCGGCACCTTCTTGTTAAGAACCGAGGTAGGCAGAACATAAAAGTCCCAGTAGTCGAGATCAAGAATTGAAACGTCACGTGTACGAGCAGTAAAGACGCAGAACACATATAAATCACTGTTACGCATAGCCATAGAGGCGTAGGTAGCTCCATCCCAGGCAAATTTCTTTGCAATGTCGAAGCTAATCTGCGAGAACACATCTTCCGGAGTCCACGCCTGCAGATAGGCAGACGACTTGACCTCGATCCGGAGACCGGAAGGAGAAGTAAGGTCGAACGGTAGCCAGTCGGCACGTGCGACGTCTTTTGTTTCCAAGGCAGAGTGTACGAGAAATTCGGCAAGCACTCCACGGTGGGTATTGTTGAGCAGATCAGAATACGCCCAACGCCAAAAATCCTGCAGCATGATAGAAGTACCGGAACCATGCAGGGTAAATGGTTCATTGCCGTTTAGTTGTTCCATGGTTTCCTCCGTATCTTTCCAGGAGCGTCCATAGGACACGCTTATCGTCGCTGGAAGCGATGGAATACAAGGACACGAGCATTTTATCGTCCGGGACATTATGCCGTCCAAGAAGGTAATCTACGGACACATCGAGGGCATCAGCCAGTAGCACGACATTATCGACGGTCGGTGTTCGCAGTCCATTGAGGTAGCGTGAGATTGTAGCGGCAGTCACACCGGAAAGAGCGGCAAGGTCGTTACCGTTCAAATGGTGTTCCTGCATACAATGCGAAAGACGCTCTGAGAATTTGTTAATATCCATAGGCGTAACCGGAGATACCGGTACCACGTATGGAACAGTCTAAAAGTTTCTTGCACTCAGAGTCCGTAAGCGGACCGTATGAGTGAACCAATCCGAACAACTGCAGGTCAGTGAGCATAAGCCGGTGCTGCAGGTGCCGGATCTTTGCTACGACACCGTAGGAGCGGTTCCTGGTGCCGCGATTGCAACTGTCACAAAAAGAGGAGAGATAAAGAAGTAATGCAGCGGCATCGTTCCCGGACCTCTCCTCATTGCGTGCCAGCTCAAAGTATTTGTTATTCATAGGCACATCTCCTCAGTACCGGCCGTAAAGTCGGTACCATTCTAAACTGATAATCTTTTTTCTTTGTCGAGGTATTTCTGAGACTCTGTATAGGCTTTCAGAAATCCCTTGAGTTCCCCGATAAACTCAAATTGTTTGTTCTGTGGCAATGCCCGGTACAATTCGAGAAGTTCGTCCTCTTCTGCAGTGGTGAGCTTGCGGGCAGGAGCCTCTTCGCCGGTCAATAGGTAATGAACTGACACGCCCAGGAAGTCTGCAATCGGTTTGATGTATTTCGCTGGCGGGTCGCTATTGCGAGTTTTCCAGGTAGACATCGTAGATGTCCGAATGCCGAGGCGGTCGCACAAATCAGTAGCCTTTTTGTCCGTTTTTTCAAGGGTTTCAGTGATTCTTTCGATGATTTCCATAGGCAACCTCCGTGGTAAAAATAATACGCAAATAAGAGTAAAAACATTTACAAACTCGCAGATACGTGCTATAATAAATATATGAAATACAAAACAACTCAAAGTTGCGAGCCGAGAGATTGTGCTTGTATTTCGTGCGTCTGTTTGCGAGTTTGTAAAGAGGTTTACTTACATTATAGCACGCAAATCAGAAAAGATAAATAGTTTTTACACAAATGCGAGAAAGGAGTGAAACGCAAGCATGAAGCAGGAAACATCACAGTGGGGCAAAGCTGTTAAAAAAGCAGTAATCGACCACGATATGACATTGAAGCAGCTGGCCGAAAAAATCGGTTACAGCAATGCGACTGTTTCCCAGGTAGTCAACGGCAGATATTCCAATTCAAGTTACAAGGTAATCGCTGAGAAGATCAACGAAGTGCTTGGAACGGAAGGACTGCCGGAGAGAACCGAAACACCGTCCGATGAATGGTGTCAGACAGTGAAGGTGGAACTGGTAAAACAGAGCATGACCGTCAATGAGCTGGCGAAGCAGCTGGATGTCTCCAGGGATCGGCTGTCACTGGTAATTAACGGCAAGATGATGAACGAAGCAATCGTAAGCGGGGTGAATAACCTGCTCGGAATCAACCCGGTCGCTGTTCCAGCTGATAAGTAAATTATAGCGGAAGGGTAGGTAACAAGAAATGGGAAGAGGCCCTACAAACGAGAACACAAATATGTATTTCCAGGCCAGGAAAAAGGCGGCAACATACAACGAGAGACTATGGAGCCGTGAAGGAGCTGCAGAACTGTTGGGAATATCGGTTTCAACATTGGCAGATTATGAGCTTGGCAATACGAAGGTTGTCCCGGTGGACAAGGTGGTGCTTATGGCTGACCTCTACAATGCCCCGGAATTGATTACTGGGTACTGTATGCGAGAATGCCCGGTACACGGATTCCTACCACTGGCAACCGAAGAGAAAAGTTTAGAAGGAATTGCATTAAGGCTTTTGCAGAACTTCAATGAGGATTCATTGAAGAATATGCGAGACAGTCTGATCGAGATAACTGCAGATGGAAAAATCACAAAGGATGAATTACCAGCCTTGGAAAAAATCGTTGGGCAGCTCGAAAAGATGGCAGAGGTAATAAGCGAAATGAAAATTGCCGGAGAGAAGTATTTGAACGGCAAGTAAGCCGGAGCAACGCCGGAAAGGAGTTCAGAATTGAAGAAAGCAAGTAAGCGAAGAATATTGTTTGCGGCAAGAATGGCAACGATGGTCGGAGCTGCCTGTTTTGCAGTCAGTGGCATTTCAGAAACGCTCGGGCAGGAGAAAGAAAAAAGCCGGCCGGTCTACATAGCCACAGAGGAAGTGGCAGAGACGACGTATACGCCGGAAGTTGAAGAGGCAACACAGCCAACGGAGACAGCAAAGGCAGTTGAGACAGAAGAACCGTTGATTGCAAGTATGGATTGGGACAAGGACGATTCCTACCTGCTATGTAAGATAGCGATGGCCGAAGCTGAGAGCGAAGGTGTGAAAGGAAAGGCACTGGTTATGCTGGTAGTCCTCAACAGGGTTTGGAGCAATGAGTTCCCGGACACAATCGAGGAAGTGATTTTTCAGAAGAACCAGTTCAGTCCAGTTGCAAACGGAAGATACGATGCAGTAGAGCCGGACGAGGAGTGTTACGAAGCATTGAAGCTGATCCAGGTAGACCATTGGAACGAAAGCCAGGATGCTTTGTATTTTGAGAGCAAGAGCGACAGTAAGTGGCACAGCGAGAATTTGGAATTTCTTTTCAAGTACGGCAAGCACTACTTCTATAAGTGAAAGGAACAGGTGGTATGAGAAGATTTAGAAAGAAAGTCAGAAGATTTGTGAGACTGTATTGGTTTTGGGTAAGCCTGGGACTGGTCCTCACAAAAGTATCGGTTGAAGCAGCGTACATCGAGAGAGGATATAAAGCCTACGGCAGCGAGTGGCTGGTTTTACCAGTGGTGATGATCGTCGGATATTTTGTAAATGAGGCGAGAATGTACCTGCCGGACTTCATCGAAGAATGGAGAGAGGAGAAAACCTATGAGCGAAGAGTTGCAGAAAATCGTAGACGAGTACAGAGAGAAAGAAATTCACATCTCAGATGAAGAGGCTGAGCAAATCTTATGGTTGTGCAACCGGAAGATGGATATATGCAAGATTGAGAACAGAGAGGAATACCTGCCGTTGTTATTCAAGGACGAGGTTAAGAACTATCTGTTCAGATGCTCGGTAAATGCTACGACGTTTTTGAGAAGATTGGAGGCAGAAGGAATATGTGTGCAGAATGCGGTATGAACCCATGCCATCCAAGATGCCCGAACGCACCGGAGCCGGTACCGGTTCACGAATGTGTGAAATGCGGGTATGGAATCCTGGCAGGAGATAAGTTTTGGGATTCTCCGGAAGGGAAGATTTGTGAAGAATGCGTGGATGATATGAGCGCAGAAGAAATATTAAAGTTGTGTGGCGAAAGTCTCACGGAAGCAGAAAAGGAGGAAAGGTAGTATGGCAGAACAGAATGCAGTGGCAACACAGCAGGGAACGCAGTTAAGTGTAGCAGCGCAGGTTAAGAGCATGATTTCCAAGGATGCAGTAAAGAAGAAATTTACGGAAGTCTTAGGGCAGAAAGCACCGCAGTTTTTGGCATCTATTACGAATGTGGTTGCTGGATCAGCACAGTTAAAGAAATGCCCGGCAACAACGATCATGAGCGCGGCGTTTGTGGCAGCAACCTACGATTTGCCGATTGACAGCAATTTAGGGTTTGCGGCAATCGTGCCTTACAACAACAATAAGTACAATCCGCAGACGAAACAATGGGAGAAACATCCGGAAGCACAGTTTCAGATGATGTATAAGGGATTTATCCAGTTGGCGATCCGCTCAGGATCTTATGAAAAAATGAACTGCTCTGTTGTTTATAAGGATGAGCTGGTTTCATACAATCCGATCACAGGAGAGGTTGAGTTTGTGAAAGATTTTTCAAAATGCACGCAGAGAGCCGAAGGAAAATCGGAAAATATTGCCGGTTATTATGCCTGCTTTAAGTTATTAACCGGTTTCAGAAAAGAACTGTTTATGACAACAGCAGAAGTAGATAACCATGCCCGCAAGTATTCGACGGCGTATAGATACGACTTGGAAAACAACAAGAAGGGCAGCAAGTGGACGACAGATTTTGAGGCAATGGCATTAAAGACGGTTATTAAGATGCTTCTTAGCAAGTGGGGTATGTTGTCAGTGGATATGCAGAGAGCAATCCAGGACGATCAGAAAGTTTACGGCGAGGATGGCGATGGAAGTTACGGTGACAACCAGCCGGACATCGTAGAGGCGCAGGACCCGTTTGATAAGATCGAGCAGAAAGAAGAGGAACAGCAGATTGGTGGCTTAGATTTGGAAGAGGTTGAATAGGAGGAAGAAGAATGCAGCTGACATCAGAAAATTATTATAGCCAGGAGGCTAACCAGGAGTACATGAGCGTATCGGGGTATAAGGATTTTGCCGGAACCTACGGTAAGATGCCTTGTGAGTTCTATGGAATGGAGAAACTTAACGGACGCTGGCAGGATGAAAAGAGTACAGCGTTGCTG